TAAACATCGAAGGTGGTAACCAGTACGGGATTAGTGTAAATCACTGACACAGATTGTCAATTTAAACACTGTCCTGTTCACTAGTTACCACCCTCTCTAAGTACCACTTGTGTGTAGTGGTACCAAACGCTGTAACTGCATATGATTACGTAAAACACGTCCGTGCTAAGTTCACTCTAGGAGTAATACTCTGCAATCGGAATATGGGTGCTTTACATAATTGAGCTACATCGTCGAAATCATTGCCAAGATTGGCTGCTGCACACCTAGGCCTATCACCGAATAACCACTCGTGATACGGCTTCTCTCCATGCCTCTCCTCTCCAGTGATTAGCCTGACTACCTGTGACATTTGAGTCATAGTCAATTGGCCCCTGAGAGCAGGAAAAGTAGGATGTGAAGCCATAACGCCGGGATTAACCGATTTAAGGTGTTGTGCATTACACATGATTTCATTTTTGTACACAGATCGTGTGTGTACGTTGGTTAGTTCGACCTCGAACCCGGTGGTCAAACTCTTCAGATAAGACGCCCTCGTGAAGACGTTGACTAACGACTTGATATCATTAGTATTCAGAACCGACTGAGTGTGACTATTTACGAATTCACCTATATAATCACGACTCGCGTTGTTGGCCAACAACCTATCAGCTTCTTTAATCTTCACCATCGTGCGGGGGGTCACCACAGTCACTGTGTTCTTATCTGGACAAACCGGCCCGTCATCGACACTCACGTTGTGTTGCAACAATGACCTACAGAAACTTAGCGATTGCATAATTCTGCGCCAAAGTGACCTCGTGAGTAGAGCGGCGGCGTAACCGTTCAACATAGACCTGTTATCTAACATCCAGGCTAGTCTACTGAAGATTCCAGGTAAATGCGTTTCGGCCAGACGCATATGACTAACCCAGTTTCCACAAACAGCACTCGCAATGATCCTGTTCGAATAACACATAGTTAAGTCGCCCTTGTTAGCCACACGTAGGAATTCACACGCGTCGCCCCAACTTTGTTTTCTAGGATTGAAGACACTCTTCGATGCCAATGCCTTTGTTAGTATCTGAAAAGCATCATCATCAGTGTCTGTTCGTAACACGATATCATCGCCTGCAAACATGGCACTACGTATTCGAGTCTCTGGACACGCAAGTTCGAAGTAGATCTTGTTCAAACACGTGTTAATGAAAGTTGTCATGCGTCTGCCAGTCAATAAAGAGTATTTTAGCTTGATAGTCCTATCCCCCGAACGCAAATACTGG